GCCCCTGCTGCCGTAAGGTAGTTGTCTACTTCCGCGGGCGCGGTAATTTCGGAGAACTGGTTATCATTGTCATGCGCCGAGCTAAACTCAATGAGCCCCGGGCCGTACGAATCCCACGTGTACTCATCTGCGTAAACGAAGTCACCTGCGTTCGTGTTAAAGTCAAGTACAATACCCGCAGTCATCTGGGACAAATAAGACGGGAGCTGTGAGGCCAACGTCACCGTCGTAGGTGTTCCATTGACCACCGAAAACTCGATAGCGCGGCCACCGAGATTAGCGGGGTCATTGTACTCCCCTGTTCCTTCAAAGGCGCTAACCTGCGGAACCTTGTCCATCTGGTCGTTACCGCCAGATAGCGGGAGTGCCCTAAACTCGAACGTTGTTGGGCCTCCAGCGGGAACTGGATTACTAGTCACTACAAGCGTGAACCTCATGGCGTAATCGTAAGTGTACGCGGAAGTAGTGTTGTGCCCAATCGTAGCTAACGCAACTCCTGGAGGAACCACTGATCCATTACGCCCATCTAGGTGTGCGTTGGTGGCAGCGGGGATCAAAGCATCCACGTCACCTCCAGCGGTGTTTCCTACCAGATCCGTAACAATACGGTAGTCGGTATATTCCTGGTATTTGTTCTGTCCTTCAGTGTCCCCGACAATCCCCATCTGCCGGAGCTCATTGAAGTTCAGGTCATCCAGAATAGAATCCCGGTTTGTGCTTTGGTAGTCGATCAGGTAGGTGGCGTTCTTATCGAACTCCGTTAACTGTATCTCAACCTGATTGTACACAGAAGAACCAGGAGACGACTCACGGAACGCCCACTTATTAGCGGGTACAACTTCCCTGTTTTGCTTGTACAGGAAGGCCAACCCCTGATCGTTCACGGCGGCGAAAGGAAGCGTCGCAATGTACGGCGGCGTGTTCGAGAAGCTCAGCTGCTGGTTCTCAACGTATGACCGGCGATGCGGAAGGTTGGTGACAAGCGCCAACCGGCTACCTCTTCCAACGTAGCAAGGATACCTTGGATTTCCTGGGTCGGTGGTGGGACGGGGGATACGGACGTATCCAACGTAGGTGCCTGGACGAACATATCGGCTATTCGTCAATCTGAAGTCGCCAATCGCCATGATTGCTTCTCCTCAACACTGGTTTATTACGTGGGCGTAAACATCGCCTACTTGCTGTGTGGGGGTATGTAAGAATACCGTTAGGACTTGCTTGTCCATCAGAAGGTAACTATTTTGCTTGCGCAGAATTGATTAAATAAAAAGTGAGTGTTTATTATCCTGAGACTATTTCTACCTGCTTTTCAGTTACCACGGTGTGCGGGGCTTCAGAGGTGCCCTTTGCTACCATGATCTTAAACGTTCCCAGACGCTTAGGAGATATTACGTAATGCGTTTGGGCATCGGTTATTATGGCTACCCGTGAATCGTCACTGTATACACGGATCGGATAAGGCATCTTCGATACCTGGAATATGGAATCGGTGTAGATTCGTATTTTATCGGGAGCTCCAATTACAGGAGCGGCTACGCTAGCAGGAGAATAACGAGGGTCATTCGTGTACTTAATGTAAGCCGAGTTCTCAAACTCAACCAACATGGAAAATGTAAACTGCCACATTTGATCCCTTGGATCTCCGTGACGCGCGGTGTGGCTCTTTGGCCCTACTGTATGCTTTAGGGGAACGCGCACCTCGTAGTAGATGCCCTGTTTGTTCTCAGCAGGACGTAGTACGTAGTTGCACAACCAGCGTTGGTACTGACCAAAAGCAGCAGTGAGAAACGCGGCCAAGTCTTCCACTTGCTGTTCATCGGTAGCAGCACAGGTAATGTCAATGGGGATCTCCACTACGTCCACCACACGGATGACTTGTGTACCGTGTCGGTCGCGCATGTTAACCCCGGCGGCAAACCCGCCTAGAGAAGATGGAACGTAGTTGTACCCTCCATCCTGTATGAACATCTGTGGTGGGAATTCACGCGTACCAGCAAAGTAACGAGAGATCTGAATGTGCCGCTCGTGTGGGCTGTATTTATCCAGTGCCTCGTTCACGTGGTATCCAATGGTGAAGGAGGCAAAGCGGTCGAAGAAATTCCTGAATTGACCGGTAGACTTCATGCAGCCTTCCAGAAACTTCTGGATAGTAATTTTGGTCACCTTTGGATACTGCGTGATGTCGTGACTGTACAAGCCCCCTATGGCAGACTGATCCATCTCGTCGATGGCAATCAGATGCGGGTGCAGTTCTTGTAGGGTATCGGTCATGGGTTACGGCTCAACCGTTGCAGGTACCTTCACGAGACCGAGGTCTTTCATGGTTTTATACGCGTGCGCGTAAAAGTAACCGTATCTACCTTTGAATATCTCCCCAGATTGTGCTTGGTCGTGGTAACGTTGTAGCTTCTTCTTAACCAGCTTTGGGAAAGGGCACATCCAAAAATAGAAGCCCGTAGTGAACTCTTTGGACCTATCGTTAATGTATCCTTCATCTATGGTGTATCCATTCCAGTGGCGTACTGCTAAGGACATGCCGTACATCTGGAGTTCCCAGTGAGCTCGCCAGTATCCGAAAGGAGGGAAGGAAAGGAGCGCAAAAACTGCAAGGAAGGCTACATCCGCCCACCAGGGAAGCCACACAAAGAAGGGCCAGCACAGTAAGGCTGCTGCGACGAGCCACACAGGCGTTCCCTGTAAGTACAACGCTCCGAACAGGAGACGCGTCCACTTCTTAGCCTGAAGCCCGTGCCCAGCTTCATGCCACGTGGCCCGCCAGTTGAGGTACGTTGTCCCCTTTGGCATCGCCACAGTGTACCCTATGGTAGTGAAGTAGTTTTCCATGTAGCTAGGGTTACCGAATACCTTTAAGATAGCGCCGATAGTTTTGTGAAACCAGGAGGTCTCTTTTGATATGACCTTGAACTTTGGGACATACTTCTTGACTGCTTCGACCGTTTTCTCTGAAAGCTCTTGTTCTGAGAGGGACATACCACCTCACCTCTTATGCGCGTAATACGCTGTAATAGAAGGTAACTTTTTCTTTTCACAAATAGGTTGGCCCTCGGGCAGAATAGCCACCCGAGGGCCGGGGAAGGGAGTAAGTGGGCCGTAATGTCTCTACTCGTCGGTGCGGTGGTTCCTACGAGCAGGGACAGCTAGGTGTCCGAAATCAGTAAGTCACCCTTGCTATCATAGCGTAACCTTATTTTTTGTATTTGCGGGGAAGAGAGAAAAGCGTAGCGACGCCGATCGGCTTTGTGGGGGGGCGGGGTGGAAGCGCCGGAAGGCGCCGCTACGCTGAATATTGAAGAGTATCTCTGTTGCTGCTTAACTGCAAGCGTTATATTTACGGTTTGATCTCTCGATCGCGGTACATGCGAGGTAGCATAGCTTCTGGTGTCCAGCTTGCTTTCATATCCTCGACGGGGCCTGTTTGGTATTTGCCTATGGCCGTGTAGTCTCCTCCGGTAGTACTAATCGGGTCTACCTCGAAGAATACGATTTGACCCACGCGTCGCCCCACAACCAAAGGAATCGTGTAGAACCTGGAGTTGTTTGTCACCTCCATCGTCCACCTATTACAATAGCCTACGTCTCCCATTCCAGCGCAGCGCGCCACTTCGATAAAGTTTCTACCGATGCTGGAGCGAGCCTTCATCATAGTCGTGATTCTGTTAGAGGCGCCTCCGATGAACTCGTTGGTATGGCCAAGCACGGCTTCTCCGGGCCTTAGTATGACCACCTTATCATCACGGGAGATCCCGGCAAAGGTTTCTGCAGAGGATATCCTAGGTCCAAATACCGAGAGGGCTACTTGCGCGGTTTCCGCTTTCCACAGCGATGTTACATGCCGTTTGTCGTAAGGGTTGTACAGCGTCTCCCCAATCCTAAACTCAGGTAGGTTCGTGTTTGCCGGAGTGTCTTCCCGCCAAATATATTCGCCTAGCGTAACATCGTAACTGTTCGTACCCAAGTTGTCTGGATTGAAGGGGTCAATAACAATTTCCCCGGCTTCGTAGTACTTTAGGATTTGCTCGCGACTCAGCAGACTCATAGACATCAATTACACCAATCCCGTATCTTGGGTTAGATACGCGGCCTTTCTTATTTATAACGTATCTACCTTTTTTACAGCAGCCGGGTTCAACCAAAGACATTCGGTACGCTTTTGAAAAGTCTTGACAATGCCTGATCCTTGTAACTGGGTATGCTTTGTTCGTGCGGCTGAATTACAGGAACGATAGAACACAATCCGGTGCCACCCATTAGCATCCAGGTCTTCGTACGTTTCGTTTGGGTACCCGGATAATACTACCATACCGCGAACATTCTTGATCACGTCAACTAACTGCTCGTGATTTTCTGTGCTCATCTCGAAGTTGTACCAACCATCGCGACGCGTCTCTTTTGGATAAGGAGGATCCAGATAAAACAAGGTGTCCTCTGCGTCGAAGTGGTCTACTACCTCTTTCCAATTTTTATTCAGAAACGCAACCTTGCGTAGCCGATGGCTAATACGTGGGAGCATTTCGATCACTTGGATATAAGCACTGATTGGTTGCGCCATTCCACGAGCGCTGGTGGTGGTTACAAAACCCCACGAAGACCTGTCTAGCATTCCTCCTAGTGCCTGCCTCGCGTCTGTGAAAAACATCCGCGCTTTTTCTACCGGGTCCTCTTCGGTGGCGCACGCAGCTTTACTGTCCAGCCGCTCTTGACGGCTGTAGGGGGTTAGCGACAGCTTCCACATTAACTGTTCTCGTGCGGTAGGGTCTACGATACAGCGAAATAAACACACGAAGCGTGGGTCCAGGTCGTTGTACACTTCTATTTCTGAGGGTTCTTTAACGAGGAGCAGGTTGGCACCGCCTCCAAACGGTTCTACATACGTACGATGTGCGGGGAAATAGGGGAGGATCTTCTGGCGCAGGACGCCCTTACCTCCGATCATTTTTACGGGGGACCGTAGTACTGTCATCTACTTTTCTTCCGGGAGGGGAATAACGCGTGTAATCAGCGCGCCCTCACGTAACTGCGTTAGGACAGTCTCTTCGTCAGCGATCAAACGCTTTCCGCTTTCAAGTACCACGAAGTTGCTAGCACCTATGGAAAGCGGCCACTCCTCACTCGCGAGTACAGCAGCTTCCCCAAGCTCGCGCCCATTCCCCACCACCGTGATCGTGTTTGCGGGTAATACGTACGCGTTAACTATCACGCGAGCTTTGCTCCTAAATCCCGGGAGCCTCCTCGCTTGAACGTTAGGGCGTGTAATTTTCAGATTTTCCATCGCCACTATGCGTTTGTTATCCTTACTCCCAAACTCTCCATCAAATATTACGACAAGGCGATCTCCTTTACGCATGCCACCCGCGAACACTATTTTGTCAGGCGCTGTTTTAAACGTGTTGAACTGAGTGCGTCGTTGTAGTGGAGGAAATGCCGCGTAGGTAGCATCACTAGCCACTGCAATCATGCAGTCGTGGGTCTCCGTTGCTACCCCCAGGATACGCGCAACACTCTTGTCGAACTTGTCCAGAAATGAGATGGGAATGGATTGCCCAACGTTATCCTCAGATACCACCGAGAATGTTCCCGGAGTGGCTACTAAGTCCACGTAAGGCCACGCCGCTCGGCTCTTGATTGGAAGCTCTGTAAAGCTCTCCACCTTTCCGGCTGCTGTGACGCCTACGTAGTAGGTTGCACACTGTGCTTGTAGGTCAAGGTCATCCTTTCCTCCGCGTAGTTTGGTACCTCGTTTGTCTGCGTATTTCAGCAGCTCCTCTAGTCGTCGTTTTACTACGCCCGTAATGTCCCGTAGATCAAGATCGATTTCTTCGATACGCTTGGAACAGGCAGCAATGTTTTCTTCTAAGAGGGAAACGTTGACCGTTAACAAAGAACGCACTTTAGTCTCAACGACAACCTTGGCTTGCTCCTCGCTGAGCTGCAATACCTCCTGTAACCTTTGGATGAGCGCGCCTTCATTTTTTACTTCCGTAAGTAGGCGCATCACGATAGGAAGCTTTTTTATAGCAGCAGCGCGCGCACAGTCTTTATCTCGGCGTTGTACAACGTCCGTACGTTCTGCTTGGAGCGTGCGGTACTCCACCTTTCCTCTGAAGTTCAAGAATACTTCGAGCATCTCCTTTAGGCCATAAAGCCTCGGCTTCTTATGGCTATCTAATGCGTACAGTTGATACGTAAGCGAGGAACGTAAAAGAGGGAGTACTCTGTCGTTCAAAATCTTGGCGTCACTGAACTCCACCACAATCTTGGTTCCGGCTTCGAGCGATCCCTCATCGTTAGCGGCCGAGTCTAACAGCTTAGCATCGAAGAGCTCTTTGGTTATCTCTTCCAACTTGCTCGCCTTGAACCCTGGGTTGAGCCCCGTTATCACCAGTCGTTGGTTACCCGCTGGAGCATCCTCGAAATGGTAGTCACACGAAAACTGTAAGCGCCCTTGTCCCGTTTCGTATAGGGTACGAAGATCCGCTTTCTTTGAGAGCAAAACACCGCTGCCATAGTCGGGCCCTTTGATGTGCTTGAGTAGGTCATCCGTGGTGCAGTCTGGATTAGTCAGCACCTCTAGTGCCGCGTACAATGATTCTTTGAGGTTATGCGGAGGGATATGGGTTGCAAGTCCCATCGCCACACCCAAGCAGCCATTGACTACCAACAAAGGAGCCCTGATAGGAAGTAGGAAAGGTTCCTCGTGCTCTTCGGTAAACGACTTTACCAAAGGCATCACAGAGATATCATCAAAGATTCTGTCGGCGAATTCGGTAAGCTGCGTCTCCGTGTAACGGTGTGCAGCCGGGCTAGCTTCGATGAGGGAATTTTTGTCCCCAAAGTTTCCGTGCTGCTGTACTAATGGTTGACGGAGCCAGCTCATGGTTACCAGCGCACCATAGATCGCGGTGTCTCCGTGGGGGTGGTAGCGCCCCATCGTGTCCCCGATGACGGTAGCGCACTTCACGGGTACGGCACTGCTGTGTCGTTTTAGTTTATGCAGAGTCCAGAGCAAGCGCCGTTGTACAGGCTTTAGCCCATCCCTAGCGTCTGCTAGAGCGCGATCTTCCACCGTGTACAGACCATACTCACGCAGGTTGTCGATCACAATTCTAGAGGTTAGCTTGCTCTTGTTACGCATCAAGGTCGCCGACTTTCCCATCTGCATGACGTAGAAACTGTTGCGCAACCTTAATCGATAGGTCCTCGATCTTGGGCACCTGTGGTTTGTGTTGCAGCTTGCTATCTTCGTAGAGAAACGCGAGCTGTGCAATGGAGGACTCCTCATACTCCATGAGCTTGTCGTAGCTCCACTCTCCACGCTTAATAGGCATCAGCAGTGTATCCGCGTCGGGGCGCTCTACGTACATCGTGTGGTCAGCCAGAATCTCTTTACACATTTGCAGTAGACGAACCAAGTGAACCGCATGTTTTGTATCGTACCCGTGTCGTTCTTCCGACTCTCTTCGTCGCGGGTTACGCTCTTTCTTCCAAGTCACCCAGCTCTTGTATTCTTTGTTCGCGCGTTGATAAGCACGTTCCTTACGCAGCAACTCCATGAGGTTGTCATCGTACCCTAGGAGCTTTCCGGTTGCTTCCCAAACACGGGTGTCACTATCTTGTTTGCTCAATGCAAGGGCGTGCTCTAAAAATTCTCGAATGCTAACGCGTAAGCCGGTGGCTTCTTCTTTAGGCAGAGCTGACAATTGGCTTTCTATATCGTAGTCATGAAGATGCAGGTTAATTAGTTCGTTAGCGGAGGTGATCAGCTCCGAGGACACTTCTCGCTGTTGTGATAGACCAAAGTCTTCTCGTTCGGGTTTGGCGAGATCACCTTTAAGAAGCCATCCGCGGTGACTACGCATACGCCTTAGCTGACTATGCGCGTAGCCTCTAAAGGTAAAATAGCAGCGCTTGGAAAGAAACAGATGTCTGTTCTCTACCAACGTCTCCCAATGAGGGGTGCTTTGCTTCCAATACTTCTGTGGAACCCACAGCAGTTCAAGTACGTTTGGGTTGTTCTGTGCTGCTAACTGCACAAATTTCTGTAACCCATAAACGCAAACGTCAGCATCTTGTGGTGCGTACTGACTGAACTTACTGTGGAACCCCCACCAATACTTTTCAGGTGGAATACAAACCCCACGGTAGTCGTAGTCCGAGTTTTCATCGGAGGTACCGTACAATCGAGAGCCACTGAGGGTATAAAAGATAGTGTGTTTTTGTAGATCGAAGTCCATGATTAGCGTCCCCATAACCAATGAATAGGTGGTAGCGGATTCAATTTATGTCCAGGTAGGGTGAAGGCTCCCTGGAATACGCCTGAGATTTCTGGTTGAACAGGAAGCATCGCGTCTGCTGCCCATCCAATCATCTGCGCTGTTACCGGTTCTCCTCTAGTTAGTTTGGTTACGAGGATCAATACGTAGACCCAACCTGTATGCCGTTCCCGAGGGCGCACCGCTAACCGGTAGGAGAGCAGGTCTCTTTCTTTGTTGCGTACTCTGCTTGCCTTGAAATCCAAGTTTGCCCCGATGATATCACTGCCGCCATCCCCTACCGTCGGATTCTGGTTTGCAATCCAGCGTGCTTGAACATAACTGTCAGTGCTCCCAAATAGCCACAGGCTTCCGACGTACTGTCCAATCTGTCCAACAAGTTGGTCCTCACTTAGCGTTGCCATCCGGTTATCTCCACGGATGTTTGAGCTACCTCCTATACACGCTGCACGCGCCATGCGGATAATGAGCGGCATCTCATGGGGAGGGATAGTCCAGGGAATAATGTCGTCGGGCATAACAGGCATCAGGTAATCTCCAGCAACTCTTTTCTTGCGTCTCCATCAAGCCCCATGTAGCGCATGACTTCGTCTGCGTCGGGTTGCCCACCCCACGCTACTCTACAGATATCGCGTGTTGCAGGATGCATCGCGCACATGCGCAACCCTTCTGCGGATAACTCCCCGAGCCCCTTAAACCGAGTAATGCGTACTTTGTTTGTGGTAGAAAGCTTCGCCTTTACTTCTTCGATTGTGTTTCCGTACACACGGTCTTTGTTGGAGACCCCCATGAAGAGAGGGCTCTCCGCAATGTACAGCTTTCCCGCTTCTATAAGCTTAGGCATGTACTTCACAAAGAAGGCTAGCAGGAGTGCTTGGATGTGGCGCCCGTCGGCGTCTGCGTCCATCAGTAAGAACACCGCACGATATCTACACTTACTGATATCGAACGTGTTGCCGATGCTCGTACCTATTGCTTGTGTAATGTTGGACAACTCTGCGTTCTTGAGCACGTCGTTAAGCTCACCCTTTTTAGCCGCGTTCATTACTTTGCCACGTAAGGGGAGCACCTCTTGATAATGCTTTCCGTCTTTACGCGATACACGTCCACGCTTCACCGTTCCAAACGCGGAGTCTCCCTCAACAATGAATAGCTCACGCTCGTCTGGGCTGGCATAGGGAGCTTCGCATAGCTTACCCGGTAAGATGCTACGAGCACCTTGCTTAACGTTAATGTCGCGTATTGCCTTTTGCTGTTCACGGAACTTCTTTTTAGAGTCGCGTAACGCGACAGCGTTCTCCAGAATTTCCTTGATTACGCTTTGGTTCGCGGAAGCAAACTTGCGTAACTCATTGTCCACTATTTCGCGTACCTGCTCCTCTACCTCTTTATTCTGTAAGCTACGTTTTGTCTGCCCACGGAATTGAGGTTCCAACACATGCGCGTGAACGACCGCCACTAGGCCATCGCGCAGGTCCTCCCCTCTTAACTTTCCATACTTGTCGTTGGCATGGTCTAGCAGTACGCTATGGATCGCTTTCTTGACCCCGCTTACGTGAGTCCCGTGCTCCGGTGTATGCGTTACGTTAACAAAGGACTTCCAGATTTCACCGTTTGGAGAACTTGTCCACGCAAGCACAACGTCTACGACATCGCTTTCAATAACTAGGGGGTGCGGATGCCGTAGGGCAGCCATCCGTACCGTGTACCACATGTCGAGAAGACCCTCGCGTGCCTCGTACCGCTCAACAGGTTCAGCATCTACTTTATACTCGATGATGATTCCCGGACACAGTAATGAGATTTCGTGGAGGCGCTTGCTTATGCGCTCCGGGTCAAGCTTGACATCTTTGAAGATCGAGAAGTCTGGCTTGAACCTTACTCTCGTCCCAGAGGGCATACTACGCTTAGAGCGGACAACACCAGTAATAGGCTCACCCTTTTCAAACGTCTGCTGGTACACCTTTCCGTTCTGCACGGTCCAGACTGCAAGCTTTTCGGATAGTGCGTTTGTCGCCTTCACGCCGATCCCGTGGAGTCCCGCTACTGCGCTAGTGTAGGCCCCTTGTCC